TTTACCACTCCTTCGACCTCTTTCAGACCTTACGAAAGAGATTGAAGTAAATGATGAAAAGTTTGTGCCAATTGTAGAGTTAGCTAAATTATTTCATACTTGTAAAAGTGCTATAACTCATTTTTCAAATATTGTAAACGCTGGATTTTACGGAGCATCTGTTAATTGTCATATTGAAAATGATGATTCAAGATTTACCTATTATCAGTTAAGAAATGACGAATTTGTTTTATCAAATACCTATGATGAAATTCAAAAACTTTTAGAATGGCACTTTGACGTATTCGGACTAATTGAACAAGGATTGGCAGTTGATATAAACACACTAGAAAAATAAACCTATAAGTTGATATTATGAAAACACAAACAGCGGTTGAACGGTTGTATGAGAAAATGTTTATTCATCATGGCATAATTACAATAGAAGAATTCAACCAAGCCAAAGAAATGGAGGTCGCACAAAAAAAAGAATATTTCAGGATAGGGTGGAATGCGAATAAGCATAAAACATGGAATTGCGAATTTTATTTAATAAAACATTTTAACAACGAAACCTTTAAATCAGAATAAGATGTCAAACGAAGAACAAAACGGCTTTTTTTCCAAACCGCTGTTACCTGCTGGGCGGATTATCAGTAGGAACTTAATTTAAAAAACGATGAAACATTCATTCACACATTATTTTTTGCAGTCTAAATTAGGCGATGCACCACCGCAAATTGTCGGTCATTCACAAGATGAAGAAACCAATGAAATCTATCACAAGTTTTTAGACCGCAAAAAAGCTGTCAAACTTATGGAAGACGAAAAGAAAGTAAGCCCTGAATATAAATACAGGATTGTTAAATGCACAGAAACTTATGATGAGGGTTCGTGGTCGTAGCCTTGCAGGTAACTAATGGCTAACCCTCATATAAAATGTAAAAGTATGAATTACAAAGGATTTAACTATTTAGGTAAAGTTTATATTTGGCATGAAAAGGAGTTGTATAGATTGCCATTTGCAAGCCATCAACGATATTTTGGACTGTTAAAATGTACTAAATGGAATGATGGATATATTTTAGGATCGGTTCGAAAGTCACTTAATCAACTACAATCAATGACAAAGGATATTAAATCTGATTTTGTATTTGATAAGAATGAGCATTTACCTTTTTAGTAAAGGTAAATCTTGACAATATAATATACAATAGACGGAAATAAACCGATTATGTATGTTATAAGTTACATAAAGCACCACGTATTGAATATGTGACATAAAAAACCCCTCAACAAATCAATGTGAGGGGTTGAACATCTGAAAAAATAACGATTATGAAACGTGTAAAACAGATTTTGTGTAAATATACTAAAATATATGTGTCAACACTTATATTTCCATTTGAATTTTTTATAAGTTTTAAGATTACCCTTTAAACATCTACTAACATTTCCAATGTGATAATCTAATTCTCTTTTAATATCCATTAAACAATTAAATAATTCTTGATAATGTCTTTCATAATGATTTAATTCTAATTCCAAACATTCATAAATTAATTCAAATGTGTGATTAATTACACCGTACTTTAAAAAAGAACGATATAGTTTAGTTTGCTTTTGATTTTTAACATACATTCTTTTATAACTTGTAAATCTCTTTTCAATATTAACACTTTGGCCGATATAAATTCTATTGCTAGGACTTGTTATTTTATAAATTCCAATCATACTTAAAGATACAAAGAAAAAAGAACTAAAGCACTAAAAATGTGAGTTAAACGGGCAACTTGACCGTTATATTTTGAATGAATATATCCTTCAACTGCCTTAACTCCACCACAAAATCCGTTTCTGTGATGCCAAGAATCTGTACCACTTGGTGATCGTAGGCTTTCAATCGTTATTCCTGGAAAGTCTTTGCCGCTTTTGTGATGAATGTGATGAGTATAAACGTAGCGATGTTTAGTATTTGCCCAAAGTATAGAATGTTCAGTAGCATAAAGCAATGGCAATGCTTCTAATTTTGCACCATCACCGTGTGTAGTGCCTATGAAGTTATCATAATACTGAAATGCTTTTCTATGTTTTAAATCGACGTTAAAAACGATGTTTTTAGCCTTATTAAAATGTGCTTCAATCAGCTGCATTAAAAAGAATCCGTGTGTATAATCGTGGTTTGATGGATTGTACACTACTTCGACATCTGCAATGTGTACCAACATCTCTAATAAATCTATGTACAACTGTTTTGCAGTTAGAAAATTATCATACCACATACCATCTGTGTCTTGTTGAGTTAATGCAGTTGTAGAACTCTTTGTATTGTCGGTGTGAAGAATATCGTTACCTGCTACAAATAGAATTTTGTCTATTGTATATCCTTTGCTCTTTTGAATTATTCCTATTAAACCTTCTTTTGCTCTTTGTACTGCTATTTGACAATTATAATCTTCACCTGTTTCAAATGCACTAGCAAGTTTACCGATATGCAAATCAGCAATATCAATTACTAATAAGTTAGAATCTTTATCTTCAATGCGTTCAATCTTCTTGTACTTTGGTGAATGTTTTTTAACATCTTCAATTGTTTCAAGTTTGATTTTCTCAAATCCTTGTTCCGATTCTGTTTTAAAGTTTGGATTTTTAAAGAATAAACTTGCCTTGTCAGTCTTCAACCATCCGTGTTTTACGTCTTCATCATTTACATCTGCTTCATCTGTTGCGTTTTTAATTCCTCTATATTGTTTAATTATTTCTAGTTCATCTGGCTTCAATCGTATTCTATTATTCGACATTGTTTATGGTTTAAGTAAATTTTTTGTCCAGTTTTTAAGCAATAAACTAGACATTTTGTAATAAAAAAACCTACTGATTAGTAGGTCTGAATGTTTTAATGTAGTCGTTTGCTCTATTTAACCAACCTTTCAAAAACTTATTATTCGTTTTTCCAACTGCTCCGATAGACTTAAAAAATGCTATTCTTAATCGCATAATCTCATCGAATAATTCAACATCTTTACAACTATTCGCAGCTTCAATAGTTATCATTCCAACCTTACCATCAACAGTTACTTGTTTGCCTAACTTATTCAATGCAGTTTGTAGTGTTATTCCTGCTCTTGCTGAACCAGAACCCCAAGCCATACCTGTTACAATAACTGCAACTGAAAAGCATTTGTAATCGTCACCTTTCACACTATCCCAGTACAAACCTTTGAATACTCTAAACCAATCTTCGTTATTCATAGTAAAGAATCTATCATCGTTATCTTTACCAAATTCAGAATGCCAAACTGCGTATGTAATTCCTACGTTTGTATGCCATCCTGACTTCCCTTGATATGGTGTAGGACAAGGATTCTTTGAAGCACTATCTGAAATATCCCTAGACAGTCCACCTTCCCACTTTTTAGTAAAAGCAATGTAATCGTTAATGTTTTTCATAAATATGTTCTATTTAAATTTAAACAAAATTACAATTAAAAGTATTAAAAATGCAATTACACCTATAAATCTTAAATTATAACCGAACGACTTCTTTTTATCGTTTCTAAGCGTTTTAACGGCTTGTTTAGTTTTCCACTTTATATCGTACTTAATTACTTTTAAAGTATCTCTAAGCGTCTTATATTGGTATCTAATCTCATATCTAGTCAATGGTGCTTGTAGTTCAGGACAATTTACAGAAACTTGACGGTATATAATCGAATCTTTACCGTCTGCTCCTTTGATAGTATCGGTTAACGTTACTATTGTAGTATCGTTCTTTATTACACCGCCCTTATTAATGAATTTCTTCATGTGATAATTAGGTGAACAAGAAACTAGAATAAGCAAGTAAATTGATACCAGGAATGATAATACTATAAATGCTAAATGTGTGTAGTTTATTTTCATTTTTCTAATTTTTTACTTTGTGCATCAATCAAACGTGTTCCAAATGCAAAACCTATTACCGTAATCCATGATTCTAATCTAAAGCCATGCATAAAATAGTCACCCATAAAGATAAACATACATAGATTAAACCCTATGAAGCGCATTATTCTTAGCGAATTGTAAACACCGTCCTTCTTTAAAGTATCAGATAGCAATTTTTTTATAACGCTTATCATATTCAATCGGATTTGATGGTAAAATAGCTAATATTCTAAAGCTGTCTTTTTGTTGCTCATCTCTAGGATTCTCACTCAAGTTGTTCATTTGTAAATAACAGTCTTTTAAAGCCGTTTGAAGCTCTTTAACGTCTGAGCGTGTAAGCATTATGATATAGAACATAAAAGGAACTACGCCTATCTTTACGCCTAAATCTAGTATTTTTTCGGGGGTCATTGTGGTTTCATTTTTATGTTATTCGGTTGTTAAACCAAATCAATTACAACGTCATAACCTTCTTTCACTAGCATAGCACTTGCAACCTCATGAGCCGTTAACATAGATTGCTCTAAAACATCTCCACTTGCACTTGTTGGAACATCTGTTGGAATAGTTGGAGCGTTCAATTTAAACGCCTCTTTACTCAAAAAGATGTAAGGAAAAGCCGTTTCAATAGTTGTTCCATTTGGTCTACAAGCAAATTCTAAACGTGCATAAACACTTTCAATTTCTGTAATTTGTCCATCGTATCCTTGACTTTGGATTTTCTTTGTTTCTGTTGATTTTATAATTAATCCCATTGTTTTATGTTTTTGTGTAAATATAGTAATTATGCTAGTAATCCTTCGTTTCTTAATGCTTTCACTATCTGTTTAAGAGTATAGCCGTCAAACGTACTAGCATCGTTTATTGATGTTCCTGAATTAGCGACAAACGTAGCACTTGCAACAGCTGTTGTTGGTTGAACTATTGGAGTAGCATTCCAAAATGCTAATTTTTGAGTAGTAGCATATCCTATTCTTGTGCCGCCTCCCGTTCCAAATCCAATGTCTTTACTATCTGCAAAATCTAAAGCATTAGAAAATCTACCACTTAAAGTAATTGATGGTATTCCTAAATGATTTTTAATGGATATTTCACCACCATCTGAAACAGTTCTAAAATCAATTATCGGCACTCCAGTACTGTTGTGGAATCGTGACATATAATCTCCAGGATTACCTGCATAAACAAACAATGCACCGCCTGTTGTTGTCATTCCAGAAAAACCAATACTTAATTTAGTTAACACATTTGCTGTTCCATCACCTTGAACACTGAATATATTAGCCGTATTAGCACTATTTCGAACTCTAAAACCTAAATCAGTAGATAAAGCCCCCCCACATTTTACGTCAATTTTAGCACCTCCCGTATGACCTCCAATAACTAACTGATTAGAAGCATCGAATACGAAATTAGCACTTTGACTTACAACCGAGCCGTCTTGGAATAATACTCGCTTTGTAGTACCCGAAGTAATTGCGGTTGTTCCGATTGTTAAACCGCTAGGAATAGAAGCTAGTATTTGAGTCCCTGTTAACTTTCTAGGGTAATAAATACCACCTGAATAATAACCAGTATAAAATATATCATTTGCTCCAAATGTACTATTTGGATAAGCAGTCATTGAACTTACTTTTTTATCTGGCATTGCTTTTCTAATTTAATTAAATATGATTCTAACTTCTTTATATTAGCCATCTTAAGCTTATACTTACCTCTTACATTACCCATCCTGAAAAATTACCTATATTATTAGTTGGAAATTGGTCTTCATTTGTATTTGTTAGCCATTCAGGATATTGACCGTAATTAAATGCCATGTAATCAATAAACTTTTTTGAATAACTTTCTGCAAACGATCTATGTTTTGCGCTTAAACTATCAACCTCTTCTTTAGCTACCGTTTCAGAATTATCGCTAGTAGGTTTTTGAATACCTTTATTAGAAGCGTTATAAGAAGCAAATGGTAAATAATGACATATAGACCAATGAATTAAAATAGGCTTAATATAATTGCTTACAAGTGTTGAATAAGGAGCTACTAATGTACCTGCAACAATATCACTATTAATTCTATTGTATAAATCAGTTCCTAATAATGGAACGATATTTAAATCTTGTGCTAGTTTCACAAATTGCAAAACTTTGTCATCGTCTAAATTTCCACTTAGAAAAGTGTATCTCAGTAAGTCCTCACGGCTTATAAATAGTGCTTGACTCATATTAATTAAATCTTTTATTAGTTGATAAAAAACCGTTATAAGGCATATCAACAGGTTTTTGATAAACCTTTGAAGGATTAGTAGGTAAAATCTCACCTTCTTTTCTTGCTTGTGATGGTGTAACTTGTACTTTGTTTGGTGAACATAAATCAGTTCCTTTTTTTCTGTATGTTTCTCTAGTCCAAAAAAGATGGCAATAACCACC